CAGGGTGCTTGAAAACAAAGCTCGCCTGTACGTTCTTGGAATAGGGTGTGGTGGTCTACTTTTGGACCGCCACGAACCACCGCTCACGCGGCGCTTCGTGGTCTATTATTGCTCCGCCGTTTATACTGTAGCGGGCGCGCGTCAGGTCTACGCCGATGCCGCCCGCGCTTATCTGAACCGCCACCACCTGCGCTTCGCCCGCCTGCCATTGGGCAAGCTCGTCACGCCGCCCGGAGAGTTCCATCGAGCTATACCCGAGCGACTGGCAAGCCTCGTGGATGGCATCGAGATCCGCGTGGAAGCGGCAGAACACAACGACGGGCTCGTCGGCGCCCATGTCCTCCAGCGTGTCGGCGAGCAGCTTCTGCTTCGAGCTGTCGATGTGATGGCCGATGCCGTCGTCGGTGGGAACACAGCCGCCAGTCACCTGCTGCAATCGCAGGAGCTTCACCATGGCGTTGGCCGCCGTCACCACCCCGTCCCGCACCTGGGCGACGAAGTCCTCTTCCAGATCGCGGTAGATTCTGGCGGCTTCGCCGGTCAGTTCGCAGTGATAGGTGACATGCGTCTCGGGCGGCAGGTCCAGCACTTCCTTGCCGACGCGGAACATGATTCGCCCAAGCGACTTCTCCAGTTCATCGAGCTTCTGAAATCCGATAACCTGCTTGTTCTGGTAGCCGCCGAGGACTGCGTGCCTCTGCCGGAACGCCGAGAACGACGGGCCGAAAATCGTTTGGTCCAGCGGACGTGTCACACCGTAGGAATCGAGGGGCCCGTGCGGCATGGGAGTCCCCGTCATGCCCAGCCGTACCAAAGCGCGTGTGCGCATCCGCTTGCATGCGAGCGAGGCTTTGCCGCCCGGCGCTTTGATCCGATGGGCTTCGTCCATGATGAACAGGTCCCAGCGAACCTTCTCTGCCCACTCGTTGAAAGGCTCGCGCCAGAATGAGTCGTAGTTGATGACGCAGACGAAGGGAACGCCGCGGGCCTCGGCAAGGAGCAGTTTCTCGGCGGCGATCTCCTGCTTCCTGCGGACGCCGCTCACGCTGTCGTCGAGGGCGACGACCACCAGCGGGATTCCGACATGCCGCTCCAGTTGAGTTACCCAAACCGGAACCACTCGTAGCGGGCACAGGATCAACGTGCGCTGGGCCTTTCTTTGCAGCATGACCATGAACGCCACCAGCGTCTTGCCGGTCCCCATGCCCATGGCCAGCAGCAGACCGAACATGCCCAACGCGAAGTGCTGGAGGCAGAAAACGAAAGCGGCCATCTGGTGCCGCCACGGATGCGTAAGAAGACCCTCCGGCAGTTCGACCGGCGCCGGGTCGGGCTGGACGGGCTGCGTTGTGTGGGGTGCGGCATCATGCTTGCGCACGGCGGCGGGCTCCGCGAGTTGGTCAAACTGTTGCGTGGTGGACAGCCGGTGGATCGCGCTCTGGACCAGTCGCGCCTGCGCTTCTGTAGCCGGGTACGACCAGGCTTTGCGCTGCGCGTCCCAGTTGCCATTCGGAATGCGACGGCATAGCAGCAGCGCGGAAAGGGGCGCTCGGAGAATGATGCGGCCGTTCTCCACGCCAGCGTGACTCGCAGACGCCAGATCAGGCATGAGACCCTCCTCTGGTGCGCCGGGCTGCGGTTCGCTCCATCAGCATTAACTGAGCTTCAACTGCAATCGCGTCCGCAACCGCAGATGATGTTGCGATCCCGCGCCGTACCAGACTGACCAACGACTCGCTTTTGCCCAGTCTGCGCGCCACCCGACGATTCAACCCGTACAAGGGATCGTCTTTCCGGTTCGCCTTGCGTTTGAGGATTGAGTGTTCCATAGTTGAGTTGAAGTTGAAAGTTCATTATTCGCGAAATCGCGACTCGTGTCAATCGCGATTGCAGTGAAGTGCGCCGAATCCGGCTTCAATTGACCGCAACGCCATGGAACAGAACCAAATAAAGTTCGGCATCGAATTGCCGAAGGAACTGCACCGCCAAGTCAAAATCGCTGTCGCGACGCGCGGCTTGAAAATGAAAGATGCTTCGGAGCAAGCATTTACGGCGTGGCTGGAAGCGATGGGCGAGGTCGGCAAGCACCCTCACAAAGCCGCCGCGCCGGCGCAAGTCGAAGCCGCATCGCCATTTGGCGAACTCAGCTCCCAGGAAGAGCAGTACATCGAATGGCTTCTCGCCCTGGTGCGACAGAAGAAGTCCACGCCGTCTGCGGAAATCGCTTTGCAGGCGGTGCGGCTGGCTGGAGCCGAAGTTGTTGGCGAGAAGTCAGTTACAAGCCGGAAAAAACAGAAAGTCGGCTGAGTGTTGCGGCTTCGCCCGCAAGATGTTGCGGTTCGTGCGTTCCCTCACCCCCACTAATGAGTATTTGATTTCGCTTTTTCTTCGCCATAGAATGTTCCTATGGAAAGCGAAGCGAACCCCAAACTTCGGCTGGTAAAAGTCGGCCCGAAGCAACTGGAGCTCGACTTCGTGACCGACGAAGATTTTGCCGAGGTTGTCGGCTGGCAGGACATCCAGTGGAAGGCGAATCTAGAAACGGCCAGGAAGATCGAGTCGATCGAGAACCGGATCAACCGCGGCGCCCGGATTGTCGCCAAGAGCTTCTACTTCGATCACGAGCGGCGACTCGTGCGGACATTGAAGGCGCCGGCGGCCGCCGGGGAATGAGGGGAGGGCAGATGGAAGAGACGGAATGCCTGGCGGACTGGCAAGTGCGCATTCGCAATGCCGGTACGCCGGGCGAGTTGCTCCAGATTGCGGAGGAACTGAGGATGAAATCGGAAGCGGCTCAGCGGCAGCTGTCGAGCGCGCCGCGCGTAACGAAAAGGCGCTCCGTCAGCCGTGCGCGATCCCGAGCTGTATCTGCGGAAGGCAGGTGAAGCTCTATGCCCGACGAAGAACAGATCGACTTCGAATCTCTCTTGCCGTATCCAGCAGAACTGGACGGGTGCTTTCAACTCGATAAGGGCGAGATGGTCACCTGCTACCGGACGCTTCTCTCACTCCATCAATTCCTGTCCAACGCGCAGGCACTACCGATCCCGGCACCAAACCGGCTCCTGTGCCGAGTCATGCAAGCCGACCTGGACAGGGCGCTGCTGGCCGTGAGGACGATCCACGAGATGAATGCAGCGGGCCCGCCCGAAGGAGTTGATGTAGGCGCTGCATCTCAGTAGCGGATTCCGCGCCCGGACAGGCGAGATTCAATCTCCGTCGTAAATGGCTCTGGTGCCCGCCAAGTAGACGGATACCGTTCCGGCTTCGTGGGGACCGGCAAGCCCGGCGGTTGCCACTCATACAACTCCCACGACCTGAATTTGAGGGCGGCCTGAATGGAGGGATGGTAATCGGTGATGCTCATCAAGGGACTCGGCACCAGCACGAGATTCGCGATGCACGTATGGCACCGCGCGTCATAGCAGGTGTCCGGCCAGATGTGGCAGACCGAGTAGTTGTCATAGGAGCGGGCGCCGCCCGGCAACGCATTCTTCAATGCGAAGTTCGCGTAAGTGTTGTCGTCAAGTCTGATGCCATCGATGACCTGCCCACGCCGCTCTCCAGCCCCGCGCTTGTAACGGCGTGTTCCCGGATACCACAGGCCGAGCGGATCTGAGCGAAGCAGCACGGCATGCACCCTTGGATTGGCCCAGACTGTAGCTGCGGCAAGAAAGGCCGCGAGATCGGTTCCCGTCTCTTGCTCAGCCACCCGCAACAGGGCGAAGCCGTCCGGAGGACATACATCGGCACTTACGGACATCGTGGTTTCATTTATCTTACTGCGCCTACGCCCCTTCTGAATCACGTTTTCCCAAGAGGCATTCGCGCTGGCGCATCTCGCAACGGTTCTCGATGTGTTCCAGCCGGGCTTCGATCTGCACCAATTCGCGGCCCAGGTTGCTGCGGATCTCGGAGATCAACGCCGCGCTCACATACTTGCCGTTGATGGCCGCCAGAACTTCGTCCTTCCACGCCACGAACTGCTTGATCAGAGAGGCTTCGAGCGCGGAGGAGTCTGCCTTCATCTTCGACTGGAGCGCGGCAAGACGCAGTCCGATGTAGACGTTCATGGCGGTCGCGACCGCCGTGACGATCGACAGCACGCCCGCCAGCACCTGAATGTGCGCCGCATCGGTGAGAGCTTGCGTTTGCATCACGATTGACCGCCTCCGGCCTCGCCGGCGAACAACGCCTCCACCAGTGGTTGCAGCCAGCGCCGGTCGGCGTTAGCGCCATACGAGTCCCACGTTTGGACCGCCGCCCGCATGCGGGCGACCTCCGGGTCGGAGAATTCGAAATCCTTCGCCGGAATAAAGAGCGAGGGGTTCCACACCACGCGCTCCTGACCGGCGACCATTTCGCGCTTCAACTCGACGGCTTTCTCCTCGTCGGCGTCAAGCGCAAGGCGATCCTGAATAGACCAGATCGCGCGAATAGAACCAACGTCTGCCCGCTGCGCGCCGAGGAGCGCGTGCAGGTTCAGACGCTGGGTGTGGTCCAGCATCAGCTTCATCATCGGTTTGCCTTTCGATTTACGGGTTGGAGTAGAGCAGGATGTAGCCGGCGGTCACGCCTGCGGGATTCTTCACTTTGAGCACGCCGGACCATCCGGATGGGTTCGTGGCGCCCATCAACTCCGCGAGCCGGTATCCGTTTCCAGTGCCGCCCGCGATGATCAGCTCGCCGCCTGCCGTAACCTCGAGCAGCGTGTGGTCCGACAGGTTCGAACCGGGACCGCGCACCTTGAGCGGCGAGTCCGTGCTGTTGATGGCGGAAACGACCGTCGGGCCGCACGCCAGTCCCGCGTTCGCCTGCGCGGTCTGGTAGCCCCACGTTCTCGTGTACCCGCGCTTCGGATCGCTACCTTGCTGGAGGCACGCGCCCCAGGCATGGAACACTTGGCCCGCCGTCCAGCCGTCTGTGTAGTGGCCGATCGCCACCCAGAGCGCCGTTGCCCCGCCGGTCATCGTCGCGTTCACCTTGAACCGCTGCCACGACGCCGTGAGCGTGACTGCGGTGGGACCCGTCAGCCACGTGGTCCAGCCGTTGTCGAGGATGCCGAGCGATACCGTCATCGTTCCGGACGGAACCTTGAGCCAGACGTAAAACGTGTACTGCCCGTTGGCGACCAGGCCAGCGACGTTCTGCCTGATGAGACCGGCCGCGCCACTGGCTGTAACCGCGTCCGCGGTCTGGTTGCCGTCGGGAGCGACCACGCTATTCGCGCTCACCGTACAAGTGCCGCCGTTCCTGTCCCACGTGCCGACGCTGAAGTCCTCGGAGTACTTCAGCATGTTCTCGTAAGGACCGCCGACCGTTCCGTACGGCCCGCTCTCGACGGACTGGAGATGCGAGTCCAGGTACGCCGAAAGGTTGTTCGCCCCGACATAGCCGAAGTTCGCGCCCGCCGAGCCATCGCGCAGAACCACCGTGCTCGCGGTCGCGTTTGCGGTGGCATCGCTGATCTGCGCCGACGCGTGGGTGTGCGAGGGCAGGTCGCCCGCCGCCAGTGCGGCCACGGTGACGTTCGCGCCGGCCGCTGCTTGCTTCAAGAAGCCCGGCCCCGTTGCGGACAGATCGGCGTTGGACCCACCGCGAGCGAGAGCCATCGTGCCCGAGGTAATGGCGCTGGCTGCGTGCGTATGCGCCGGGAGATCACTGGCTTGCAGAGCAGCAACCGTAACCCCGGCACCAGCCGAGGCCTGCTTGAGGAAGCCAGGGCCGGTACCAGATAGGTCCGCGCCCGCGCCGCCGCGCGACAGAGCGAGCGTACCGGAGTTGATGTCACCCGCGGCATGGTTGTGCGTGGGCAGGTCTCCAGACATGAGCGTGTCCCATGCCGGGAGCGCAGATACTGAGCCAGTGCCGGTCTGGCGCAGGAACTTCCGGGTCGCCGTCGCGTTGCCCGCCAACCGAGCCCACACCGGAGTTCCGTTTGCCGCGATGAGGTCGCCCAGGACCGGCGAAGCCGCCACCGTATCGGGATGCGTTGCGGAGAGAACGTTGTGACTCGCGCCGCCTGAGGCCGTGATCGTGACGGTCACACGGTCATTGCCGGCATCGTCCGCGAAGGAGAGCGTCACGTTCGTTCCCTGGACGAGGTTCAACGCACGCCGGGTTCCGACCGCCACACCATTGTTCTGGATCGCGAATGGGAGCGCGCCGGAGACGATATCGGACGCCGTATGGGTGTGGGAGGGCAGGTCCGCGGGAGAGAGCAACGCGCCAGCCGTGACGCGCCCCTTCGCGTCCACCGTGGTTTTAGTGTAGGCGCCAGGCGTGACGCCCGTCCACGCCAGGGACACGACTCCGGCACTAACGGCCAAGCCTCCGACCGCGTCGATCTGGACGATGCCCTTGCTCGCGGTGGTGGCATCCGGATACGTGGGCGAACCGAACGTCTGGCCCGGAGCGAATTCGATGATGGCATCCATCGCCAGGTGGTTGCTCGCATTGAGCGCCATCCCGAGATCGCCCGAGTTGTCGGCCTTGCGCCACTTGATCGCGCCGTTGTTCGGCAGGCGTACCAAGCCGGTGCTCGACTTCGTGCCCGAGCCGAACTCCGCGCCGTCCTGAAACGTCTTGAGGCCGGTGACCGTTACCGCGCCGTCCTTCCGGATGTAGTTGCGCGCTGCGGCGGTGCCCAGCTCGTTCTCGATGGCAACGACCGCCGACTGAAGCGCAGTAATGAAGCCCGCGACCATGTTCGCCTTTACCGCCACTCCGTTGTTATGGGCGGCGGCGGTCGTCGCGAAGGCTCCGCGCTGGCATCCGGTGAACTGCGCGCCGGTCTTGCCGGTGTATACGATCAACTCGTCGTCAATCGAGAGCACGCCGTAGCTCGCCGCAAAGCCTCCAGACGTCGACGCCACGCTGATCGTGGAGTCGCCCGCCTGCACCGAGCTCAGAGTCGTCGTCTCCAAGGGCTTCGTGGAGAACGCATCGACCGGCGTGTACAGGCTGGCTGCGCTGTCGATCGCGCCGGGGTAGTTACTGGCCATTGAGCTCCCTCCCGTTCAACTTGAAGCGATTGAGCACGCCGCCCGTGGGCGCCACCACGTCCACCGCCCGCGCGACCTCGGCGGCACGCGCAGCGCGGGGCTTGTGGTACACGGCAGCCGTGGCGAGCGACTGAGTCCACGTCTCCAACGGGACGGGCCTGCTGTTCAAACAGAACTGGTCGAATGCCCAGAAGCACATCGAGTAGTACGGGGCCTGCTTCCACATCCCGTACGCCTGCGCCATCGGCGGGTCCGGAGGACCGTACAGGCCCGCCAGATACATGCACTCCGATGAGGGCCGTCCCAGCGTCTGCGCCGCATAGGTCATTGTCTGCCGCATAAGCTTCGCGTTCTTTTGCCAGATGTCGTAATCGAATCCCTCGCAACGGAAGTACTTGATTCCGTACGAGGACGACTTCCACTGCGCCGGCAGGTTCACATGCATCAGCAGACGGCGGTGCGCCGGGTCCGGAGACGGCTTCCCCTGATTGGCGTCGAGGGGCCACAGACACTCGAAGACCGCCGCCGGATGCGCCGCGCGCACATATGAGATCACGTCCTGACAGTACGACCAGATCCGGTCCCGCAGAAAGTCGGCGGTCTCCTTCGGGTGCGCCGGATCGCCAGCAGGATCATCCGTATTGGCTAGGAACGGCCAAATCTGGTGGCCCTTCGCGGCCGCAAAGGCATCGATCGTCTCCTGGTCGTAAAACGGCATCCCGCCCTGCGGATCTTGGGCTCGATTGTCGAAGTACCAATACTGCGTCTCGCCAAACTGAAGCACGACCGGCAGTCCGGCCGCCTCGATCTGGTCGGCGCATTCCTTATACATCTGGCGCAGGTAGTTCCGGACGCGCGTCCCGAAGTGCATCTGGTACGAGGGAACATCGAGGAACACGTCCTCGCCAGGCGCGACCAGGCCACTGCTGAACCGGAGATACCTAGCACGCATCGCGGCCGGCGGGTTGTAGACCTCCATCGAGAAGGCGAACGACGCCTTGATGCCGGCCGCCAGGAACTGCCCGGCGAGGTCCTTGATCCACCGCCGTGCGCCCTCGGTCATTACTGGCGATGCGGAGTCCAGGATTTCCCAATCGCCCTCGTTGCCTGCCGTGCCCATATGGTCCGACAGTGTGAGCGTCACGGAGTTGGGCACGCTCACCGCAAGGCCCGTGAACGTGTAGCTTGGCGCCTTGGACTGTATCCTGAGCGTGGTGCTTGTGCCGAAACCATCGTTGGCCCACACGCCTGCGAACATGCCGTTGATGGCCGCGCGCATGTGGGACACGATCTCCTGGAGCGTTTCGCCGTACCCGATGGCGTGCGCGATCGTGGTGCCGCCAATCGAGAACGACACCACGTCACCGGGCGCCGGGGCGCCGGAGAACGCAATCGTGGCGTACGGGTAGCTTGCGCCGACACGCTGGCGCTTGTTGTTCCAGAAGACGCCCATGTACACGTCGGCGTGGCCCTTGAACCCGAGCTTCTGGAGTTGCCACAGGTGCCAGGCCGGGGGCTTCTTGTAGCCGTGGTCCGTGTCGAAGTCGATGGCGAGCGACACGTCCGGATAGATCGCGGGTGCGTCCGGAGCGTCCTGCGGCACCAGAGGCCACAGGTAGTCGAAATAGAAGTAATACCCGCCGTTCGTGGTCTGGTAGAGCGCCGTAATCTCGACGGTGTGGTTTCCGGCCGCAACGCCGGAAGCGATCCTGATATTGGCCGTGGTGCCGCCGAACTCGTACAAGTACAGATCGAACGGGGAGCCCGGCACCGCCACGCCGTCCAGCGCGACGTTGATCTTGCCGCCGTCCGTATTCAGGAGCGTGCCGAGGTACAGGTCGTGTTGCTGCGTCTGCGAATAGCTCAGGCTGACCTTGCGGAGATCGCCCACGCTCGTGGGCGCTGTGCGCCGCGCATGCCCGCCACTCCACCATTGAGACGGCCACTCGGCATCGTGATTGTAATCCTCCCAGTAGCCCGTGTACTTGCAACGCGCGTCAGACTCCTCGATGCGGGCCGCCGCTCCCCCCATTTTGAGACTTGCGTCGCCGGTGACCGCGATATTGGAGATGATCGCGCGCCACTCCACGTCGGAGGAGAACCCGCTTTTGGGCGAGAGCTTGCACACGCGCGTGCCGGACGGCCAAGGCTGCGGCGTGGTGCTCTCGTACCCGCGCACCACCGTGATCTGCCCCGGAAGCGCCTGCGACAGCAGGACGCGCTCCTCTACCGCGTTGTTGCCGATGAAGTAACGGCCGCCCGAGAGTTCGGAGGAGTCGTCCACTGTCCAGGTCGTGCTGCTCGCGTTCACGTCGGCGGCGAGGAAGCACCCGTCCTCCAGTTCCTCCTCCGCGCGTTCGAAGCGGGGCGCGAAGACCATGTAGATCTTGCGGCAAGTTTCGGTCGGCACCCGCCGGCCCAGTTTGTCTGTGAGAGCGCCAAACGGCAGTTCGATGCGATACCGGGTGTCGTTATCGCCGCCACTGAAGCGACAGGTAGCGCCGGAGCCAGCGGTCCACTGAAATCCCTGGTTAGGGTCGGCCTCGCCGTTCATCGTCCGTCCGTGCGTGACGAGCACGCAATCCAGGTTGCCGAGCTTTCCGTAAAGCGATCCGTCGGCGGTGTTGCTCCTGAACTCCAGGTACAAGGCTCCGGACTGGTAGCTGCTGCCGCCGCCCACCTGCGCGGTGATCACGCCGGACTGGTCCGGGCCGAACCGACCGGCCACAGTGTCTCCGGAGGCGTTGATGACTTCCGCGAGTCTTTGTGCGATGTGATAGGCGTGGGTATGGCGCGTGATGTACACGTCTTCCGTATGCGACGTCGTGACCCAGGCCAGCAGGTATGGCCCGGAGACAGGATCCACGCCGGTGTCGATGACCGCGGTCGTCTCTTCGTTGGTCCCGCCACGCTCGATGGTGATCGTATCTCCCGCCGCGAACTCTGACTGATCGAGAACCCAGATTTGCGTGCAGGACTGCGCGCCAGTGTCCGGATCGATGTTCGGGCCGAAGGGCATCCAGGACTGCGCCTCCACCCGGCAATCCGTACTCGTGACCGTGTAGCGCGTGTCGCGGAAAAACAAATGGAGCCAGTCAATGCCGCCATCGAGGATTTCCTGGCCGGAAATCTCCATCGAGCACCTGGCTGGCGTCTCAGCACCGCCGATGGCACTGGCGTGATCGAGCAACCGCACTTCGTACGCGTCCTGGGGAGTGCCCTTGCCACAGATGAACGTCATCGCATCCCAGGAGACGGACGGGTACTTGGCGGCATCGAGCCGCATAGCGCCATCGAGGTCGTGGTCGTATTCGATATCGAACGCCAGCGTGAGGCCGCTGAGATCGGTCCGCGGCAGGTGCTTCAGGCGCAGGTGATTGAAGTAGTCGTAGGCGTTGTAGAGGCCAAGGACCGCGAAATCCTCCGCGGCCTGAAAGATGCCCGAGATGGACACCCCTGTCGCGGACGCATCATGCAGCGTGGTCGTGGCGGCACGCCCGGTGAAGCCCTGCAGTTGGACGTTGCGGCGCGGATCAAAAATTCGGACTGGTTCAGAAGACATGAAAGAAGCAACGAAGCTCCGAGCCGTCAAACTCGGGCTGGCCCTGCTACCGGACTGGGCCTACCGACTCAGGCGCGCCAGATGTGGTTTTCGTGAAGTATGATTGTTTACGGTTCGCCAAGCGAAACCGCCGTGTCAGCGCGAGCGAGCTAGCTAACAACCGTTCTCGGAGTGCGCCATCATGCCACTGAAGAAGCCGAATGCTGTGTCTACCGACCTTGTTCCGGTATCGCCTCAAGTCCTAGTCGTCACAGGTGAGCTTGAGACTTCAATTCAAGGATTCAACGCCCCACTTGCCGAATTCCTCGGCACGCTCGGCCTCCCGACTGAGCGAGTGCTCGCCGAGTTCGGCGAACGGAGGTTCGTCCTTCAATCTTTGCAGCAGACTCTCGAAGTGCTCCCGTATGACGAGCGCGCCCAAGCCTACTATCTCAGCAAATTCTCAGTCTCCATCGCCGTGGGTCTATTCGATGCTGCGCTCAATTTCCTTTGGGACGAAACCATTCTCGCCTTGCGACGATTAGCAGCCAGCATCGACCTCTCGTATTTCTTCGACACAGCAGAGAAGCGGGAGTCTTTTCGGGCAAAACTCCAAACGGCCGATGACCTCGCCATTCTAGATGACTTCACTTTGATCGACACCTGTGCGCGCGTGGAGCTGTTATCGGATGTGAACCGAGAGCGGTTGCGCCATGTAAACTACATGCGCAATCACGCCAGCGCCGCGCATCCTAATCAGAGTGACTTGACTGGTCAGGAAATGACGGCGTGGCTGTCCAATTGCCTCAGATACGCTATCACGGCGAAACCGGACCATGCCGTCATCGTTACCAAGCAGCTTCTGACCAACATTCGCGCGGGTGCAATTCCCGAAGCCGACATCCCTGTCATCGCCGCGGACTTCGATAACTTTACCCCAGAGCGGATCGACGACCTGTTGTGGACGTTGTTTGGACTCTACGTTGATCCGAGCCAGAAGGTCGATACTCGGCTCAACGTCGCTCACCTTGCTCCCTATGTATGGCGCCTCGCGAGCGAAGACCGCCGTTTTCAAGTTGGCGCGAGGCACGAGCACTTTATCAAGCAGGCAGATCAACAACGGAAGATCTTCGCTGATGAATTCCTTGTCCATGTCAACGGTCAACAGTATAGGTCCGAAGATGTGTTGGCGGGTGAACTCTTGGATAAGCTACGCGGTCTCTTGGCCGCCCATAACGGAATGAACAACTTCTACAACGAGTGGCCTCACGCGGCGAGTCTTGCTTCGTCATTGCCAGTGAGCGGCATCATTCCGAACGCCGCCCGGCTCGAATGGGTCAAGGTCGTCACGAAATGTCACATCGGGAACGGGTACGGCAGTCGCGGCGGCGTAGACCAGAGCGCAGATAGTTACTACCAATCATATATCGCGAATTTCGGCGAGCGTGAGATAGTGCAGTTTCTTCGATTGTTCGAGGACCCGGAGTTCACGGTTGATTTCTCCAGACCCCAAGCAGATGCGCGCGCGCGCAGCCTTGTTGCGTCGTTCAAGGCGAAGACCAAGAATGTTCACGTAATCCGGGCATTGGATGCGCTGCTGGCACAGCCGGAGAATCTCTTGAGGAGCGTGACCGTAGTTACAAAATTCAAAGACGCGCTGAAAAACTTGCCCAAGCCGACAGTTTGAAGGCGCCTCCTCCGAGCCACACTCTTAGCTTGGGCGATGTTCACGTCTGGATCACGAGCGTCAGATCGCTTCCGGCACCCGGGCTGGCCACCGCCAGAATATCGAACGCGAGGCTGTCGCCCTCGTTCAGAATTGGCGTCGGCCAGATGGTCGGGCGCACCGTGGCGCCCATTGCGTGGTCCTTCGTGAAGATCGCATCGAACGTCTGGTTGTCCGGATCTGCCGCGAACACCTGGACATACTCCTCGTCGGCCTTGCCGAGATTGATGTGGACGAACTCGCCCACATCGAAGCCGAGCCGGTTCGCGCCGTACGATGCCGTGTTCACCGTCTGCTGGCCGGCGCCGGCATGCACATCCTGGTAGAGCACGACGCCGAAGTCGTTGTACGGCAGGCGGCGGGTCTGCGGCTTACCATATCCCTCGTCGAGCAGGAAGTCGTACGTGTTCTTCGCGCCGTCCGGAAGCATCTGCGCGATCCCCATGTACTCGAGCGGTTGCCACGTCGCGCCGTCGTCCTTGGAATACTTCACGAGAAACGCGCTCTGGCCGTCCGTGGTCGGCGTCTGCACGTACGCGAAGATGCACCGGATCGAGGCGCTATCGTGAACCCGCATCGGGATCACCACCGTGTCCGCGACGGCCAGAGGGCCGGGGATCTGGAACGAGTAAGCGCCGCCGTTGCACGTCCGGTCACCGGGCATGAACGGTTCGCTATGGTGCGAGCACGGGAACGTGGTGTAGGTCCCGTATCCGAAGTTGTTGGCCACGCCGACGACCGCCGCGACGACGCTGGCGGTGGGGAGAGTAGCCTCGATCCGCGCCGGCAGTCCCGGCGTCCGGAAGAAGCCCTTCCGGACGGAGTACGTGAACGTCTTGGAGTCGAGTCTGAAAAACCGGATGCCCTTTTGGTGCGGCGTCCGGAGCGTCTCGAACGAAGCCCACGGCAGATTCACGCGCGCGTCGCTCAGAGGCTTCCGCTGAAACTCGAAGTTGCCGGAGGGCACCACGTCGCCGTCGGAGCCAGGCCCGATGATCTGCGCGCACTCATAGCGCCGCCGATAACCAATGTCCGGGTTCCTGCTCTCGTCATTAAAGATGATGTAATCGCCCACCTTGAACACGCGGGCCGTCGCCGGGTTCACCGTGCAAGCCACGGTTAACGGATCGGTGTCGCGGTCGATATCGGCATCGAGGCTGGCCCACCGGTCGGTCGCCAGTTCGTCCACGTAGAACAGCGTCATCGCCACCTCGTGCGCCGAAACGATGTTCATATTGCCCGCATCGTCCGGTGCGATCTCGATGTCGTCCACAGCGAACACGCCATAGTCGGATAGCAACGTCGATCCGGTGATGACGCCGGGGACGCCGGTGTCGTACATGATCTCCTCGGGAACCGGCGTCGGCACCACGTCGGCGGGCTTCGGGCCCGCCACGAGGTCGTACATCGAGTCCGTGGTCGTGCGGCCCTGGACGTCGATGGAAAAGTCTTTGTTGAGCCTCCACGAGACGACGCGGAACTCGCCCCCGCCGCCCGGCATGTCCGGATGGGTCATCGAGCAGACCATACCGGGTTCCGTGTTGAGCGCGAGCACGGTGGTCTTGAAGCTGAGCTGGCGCGCCGCCTTCCACTCTGCTGCGCTGGTGCCGCCCAACTCCTCGCGCAACCGGGTGCTCACGATCCGGGCAGCCTGGCTCTTGGTGGACGTGCCGCACAGGTTGACCGTGGACTTCAGGTACATCGGACCCGCGCCGCCACCAATCTGGACGGCGTGGTCGATATCGTAAACCGCCACGCTGTTGTTCACGAACGCGAAGTCCTGGTCTGCGAAGTTGGCCGTGAGGTGGTTGAACGACGGTTTGACGGGAGCCAGTTGCAGGCTGCGGAACAGAATATTGCCGTCCGTGAACGCTTCGACGGAACTGCTGTTCTCGCGAATGCCGATGCGGAGCTTCCCGAACGCGAACGTGTAGTAGCCGAGGCAGTTCATCAGCACTTCCTGGAGCCAGTCCCGAAGGGGCTTCTCCTCCTGGAGCGTGCCGCGGAACGTGAACTGCGTTTCGCTTCCGGTGCCGACCATCTTGGTAACGGAGTCGTTGCAGATCGCGGCGGCATCGATCGCCGCCTGCACATCGAACAGGGCCTCCGCTGCGTTGAGTTGGGCCGTCGTAGCGTCCGCGCCCAACCGCAGGCCGCGCGCCCGGAACAGCATGTTGACTGCGATCCACACCGGGTTCACCATGCAGGGGCCATACACGCGCACACCGGGACTGGTCCACACCCACCCGCTCAAGCCCTGCTGGACGGTGGCGATCATCGCGTGATCGCCGGGATTGGAGAGTTGCAGGCCCTTCGCATCCGACCTGCGGATCACGATGAACGCAGTGCCGGCTGCGAAGTTATCTTTGAACGTCGAGTTGCCGGAGTACACCTTCCGGAAGTCGCCGCCGGTTTGGTTTCCTGACTGATCGAGCGAAAAGAAGTCGCCCGCGCCGGCCGGATCGGCACCCAGCACCGTCCGGAGGCCATAGTCGTTCTTGGGGAAGCCGTGGTGGGCCTGCCCGTCCAGCGTGTGGCCCACCAGCGTCTCGGCGTTGCCGTCGCCGTCCTTGTCTTCGTAGTGGGTCGGCGTGTACGCCACGAGCGGTCCTTCGCCCACGATCCCCAGCGCCTCGTAGAAATCGCTTTCGTCCCGGCCCGCCGCGACCTTGCAGTTGACGGGCATCTCCGTGTCGGTGTACACCTCCGGCAGCACCTGGTCGTAAATCGAGTCCGCGACCAGCGACACGCTGGTGAGCATCGAGCGCCCGAAGCCCCAGACGCCGGTCGAGTTGTCCTTGATCCGGACGCCCTGCGGTTCCGCGATGATGCCGCCGTAGTAGTGCTTCATCCCGTGCGCGAGGCATCCATTCGGCGTGTCGTAGTTCTTGTCGCAGGAGTTGGCCGCGGCGTCGGGGAAGTGGACCAGGTCCATCGCGCCGTGGTCAGCAAACGGGCACGCCTGCGAGTTGAACGCCTTCCAGCAGGTGCGGGAGATTTTGCGCGTCGGGTACGGAAGATTCAACTCGTAGAGGCCATCCGACGCCGTGACCTTGAACTCCGGGCCAGCATCGCAGGACCAGTCCACGATATCGCCCTTCCACAGGTCGAGCTTGATGCCCGTGCCCACGTGGAACAGCGAGAACGAGAGCGCCGCGCGGTACAGATCCGCGTCGTTAGCGAGGTCGCGCATCACGCGGTCCGCGTTGCCGAACGTGAACGAGGCGTTGTCGGATTCGTTGCCCATGCCCTGCGTGATGCCGTCGAAGTCGATCAGCCGCGCCTGGTAGAGTTGCCCGCCCACAGAGCAACGCCGGTCGGAGAGGTAGATGGCGGGATACCCGGCTTGGAGGGGGACGACCTTGATCAGCGGGATGACTTGCTGGACCTGCGAGAGGAGCGCGGTCGCCAGTCCTCCGGGCGGGAACCGGGTCACCGTCGAGTTGAGTGCGTAGGCCGGAGTTCCGGAGGGAATCTCGATCAGCGTGAGGCCGACCGAGCAGATCCAGTCCGCGACCATCTGCCAGGAGAGCGGTTCGTTGGCGAACCGGCACGTGAACGGAGTGGTCCCGTTGCCGTCGTCGTTGGGCGCGTTGTAGGTGAACGCTCCGTAGGGGCCGTATTTGGATTCCCAGAAGTTCCGGAGCGAGATCCGCTGGGCGTCGTTCATCCAGGTGCGGCGCACGGTGAACCGGCGCGCGCCCGTGCCGAGAAGGAAGCGCTGCTCGATCTTCGCGTTGCCAGCCCCGAACTGGTGGATCGCCACGTCCGGATGGCTCGCGCGCCCGTACGGGTACTCGGGCACGATGGGGAACGTGCCGGAGGCGATGATATCCGGCACAGTGATGTTGCCGATGTTGTCAGGCATGTTTCAGTGGACGTAGACATTGCCGCCGAGCGCGGCGTGCAACTTCACCTTCAAAAGTTGGTAGCATTTGTCGAGGAGTCGAGCCATTACTTATGGCAACGAGCGATCAGATGGGCGGCGCGGGAGACGTCAATCCGCTCACTGAAATCAACCAGGTAATCGAATCCGAGGCGGCGAATTTGCGAACCAGTATCGCCGTTCTGGGCGAACGGCGGAAACTCGCGAACGATGTTCTGGCGCTATACGATCTCTTAGCACGCGAGGCGTCGATACCACCTGCGGCCGACGAAGAGGAAGTTGGGGCCCTAATCGTGATGCTGCCCATGTTGGCGGCCTGTCGATTTCAGCTGACCATGAGCGTGCTGCAGAACTGGCGGGGGCGAGCCGTTGAAGCGCTGGCGCCACTCCGGAGGGCAACGGAGCTATGCGCCTCGGCGTGCTTCATACGTAAGAGCCCCGAACACGCCAGCACGTGGTTGTCCGGCAGTGATAGCGACAAGGCGTACAAGCTCCACAAGGAGACGTTTAAGATCAAGGCTATATTCCCCAAGACAGACCCGAATTTGAACAGGCTGTATGAGGTCTTCGATTTCTCTTCGAAGGTGATGCATTGCTCAATATTTGGCGTCGCCGGTCAAACCCGGATGCTCGATTCCACGTTCCAGTATTTCGATATCAAGGGCCCAACTGATCCGGCCCTGATTAGGACCTTTATTTATATCGTCGGAGCCCACGAATCAATGATCAGGGCCTTCGTGGACGCGTTCCGAGGGGCGCTGAAGGACGAGGCCAAGGTAGACAAGGAACTCCGGACGTTCTCAGAGCGCCTCCAACGTCATCGGGACACGCACCGCGAGTTCGCAATGAGCGACCTGACTGCTGAGTCGCGCAGAAGACTTATAGCGAAAAAGAAACCGTAAGCCCTCCATAGTGCTTGTGGCGTTGGCCCCATCAGTGAGCGATCTCGGGTCACGCGACCTCTATTAGCTCGATCTGCACGTCCGACCTGCCCGGCGTTACGGACTGGCTCCAGTCGGAGTTAAAGCGGACGATGTACCTGCCGGTCACCGCCACTCCGGTCGGGTCGTGCGAGAACCTCGGATTCGTCTCGTACGGGTCGTAAAAGTAGAACGGTTCATGCGTCCCGTTCCGGGCATCGTAGAAGTTCCGGAGCGCCGCCAACTGCGCGGGCGTCAGGCGCTTCGTGAGCGTCCACTTCTTGCGGCTGGTCGACGCTTGCGCCGACCGTTGCGACTCGCCGTTCCGGTACTCGTTGTCGATGACCGGGTACTCGCGCGTGTGGACGAACGCGCGAGAGAGGCTATTGGGCATCACAGTGGTCGGCGCGGCGTTGGCAACCGAGCCAGGCATTACGAGGTCACCAGACCGGGGCTGAGTTGCAGGCTGGTCAATTCTCGCCGGCCAGCATTCGACCGCGCCGCGCTCAACGAAGCACCCGCAACAACGCGCGGGTTGCTCGCGATGGCGTTCACTGCCTCGCCACGCAGCAGACTCGTGGTCGCGGGACCGTCGAGTTGGATCACCACCGGCCCCGCGCTGGAGGCCACACCGCCGCCGATGTTGTCCAGCGTGGGCAGACCTCCCATGCCGGGGAGCGCCGTTCCGTTGGAGTATCCCGACGACTGGTATAGCGACCCGCCCTTCTGCACGAGATCGAGCGGGTGGACCTGCGCGGGCATCCCTTTGGTCTGCTGGCCCGTGCTCATGGCGTACAACTGGATCAGGTCACGGATCTGCTGCGTCCGGATCGCCATGTCGAGGTTGCCGCCGTACGATTGTTTCGCGGTGTCCACAATCTGCTGAAGCAGCGCCTTGTCGGGAATATCGACGCCGTACAGGTCCTTGATCTTCTGGCGCGCCTTCTCGACAGCGCCCTTGATGAACAGGCGCACCATCCCGGCGGCGAACCCCGCAATGGCGCCTATGGCGGCGCCCAGCGGCCCGCCGAACTTCGCGCCGATGAGCGCGCCGCCCGCCGTCGTCTCCGCAACGCCGATCTTGCCACCGCGCCGAAGACCGTCCATCGCGAGCATGGCGCCCGCCGCCAGCATCGCGCCGCCCTTCATCCCGCCGACGCCCTTCCCGTTGGCAATTTTGGTCAGATTCCCGGCCTCGTCCATACTCCAACGCTCCGGCTTGAAGCCGATGTTGCCGAGGTTGGTTAGCATGTCCTTCCAGCCGGAGACGGCCTGCTTGAGGTTAGCCAGGATGCCGACGCCCGCCTTCGACGTGACGCCACCACCAGCCGCAGCACCTCCCCCGCTGATCGGCACGCCGCCGCCCCCACCTTGCGGCAGGAATGGAGGCGTGCCCCAACCGCCCGCCGCGCCGCCAGGGATCGGCCCGCCGCCAGTCCCGCCGAACACCGGCACGGCGCCGATACCCAGCAAGCCGCCGAGCCCACTCAGCATGCCGCCGCTACCGCCAGACCCCGAACCGCCGCCCGCGAAGGACACCTTCTGGCCCGTAAACATGTACATCAGCGTGGCCGCGACCCGCGAGGTAACAACCTCCTTGATGGCCGTCAGTAGCGCGGTCTTGAGCGAGTTGCCGATGGCCTTCCACACAGACTGCGATTTGGATAGGAGGGCGTCGAAAACGCCGCCAGCCTGCTGCTTGAGAGAGTCGAAGATTTGCCGGTTGTGGTCGCGCACCAGTTGCGCCGTCCGGTTGGCGGCGTTCTCGCGCGCCGCGCGGATCGCGGCGTCGTTGGCCTCGTCGCCCTGGTCGCGGATCTCTTTGCGCTGGCCGGTCAACTCCGCGATCCGCGCCTTGATCTCGTCGGCTTTGTAGCCGAGACGCTTGAGCGTCAACTCCTCTTCCAGCAGCATCCGGCGCGTGTCCATGTCGTAAAGCATCTGCTTCACCTCATGGACCCTCTGCAGGTACTCGACCTCGATGGCCGCTTTCTGTTGCTCGACTGCGATCTTCTGCTGGAGCGTTACGGCGTCCACGCCGTCCAACTGGCGGAGCTTCTCGTCCCGCTCAAAACCTACCCGCTGCTCCTCGAATGCATAGACCGTGCGGAGGTGCTCCATGTTCTTTTCCGCGATGTCCACGTCGTTCTTCAGGCGCTCCTGGTATCGCTTGGCCTCGTACTCCATCTCCTTCTGGTGCTTCTCGTCCTCGTCCTTGAGGTAATCCGCGAGCGCCTTCTTGTTTTCCAGGGCGAAGTGATCCTTGAACGCCTGGAGCTTCTTCTGCATCGTGTCGATGATCGAGTCCCATGCCGACTTGGTGAGCGGGACGGTGTGCGTGCCCTTATCGTCGGTGAAGTGGGTACGCCGGGAGATCTCCGCGTTCATCTCCGCAACGTCCTTCGCGTAACCGGTTTCGCCCGCGCCAGTGGCGGCGATGGACTGGTCCTTGAAGTACTCCGCGTTTTCCCGCTGGCGTTTCTGCACCTCCAGTTGGAGCTTCAGCGCCTCCGGGTCGGGACCGCCGCCGCCGATCCTTATCTTCGGCAGGCCCGCGCCCAGGTCGCCCCATGGAGACTCCTCGCCCGGAATCAGTTTGCGGCCGGAGATCAACTCGCGGATCTGGTCGTCGGTCATGCCCCGCTTCCGCAGGTCGTCAAGCTTGACCTTTCCGGAGCCGACGTCCTTCCGGAGCGCGTCCGTCTCCATCTGCTTGTAGCGCGCCTCCATGCCCTCCTGCATGTCGGAGTACTCTTTCCAGATAATCGCGCCCGCCCCGATGATGCCGCCCGCGAGCAGGAACGCCGGGTTGATCGCCATCGCAAGATTGAGCGCACCTTGCGCGAGGGCCCACGCCTTAGTCGCCGCCGTGATCGTGGCGATGATGCCGACCAGCACCAGCGTGCCCTTGCCGAACTTCTCGATGGCGTCGGTGTGGTCCGCGAAGAACCCGACGATCGTCTTCAGGATGCCGACGACCATCATCAACTCGCCCTGGAACGCCTTGCCCACGTCGTCCTTGAGGTCTTTCATCTCTCGGTCGAGCTTCTTCATCTGGCCGTCGAACGTGCCAGCCTGCGCCGCCGCCGATCCTTGGATCGAGACTGCGGCCTCCACGATAGCGTTGTACCGGACCTGCTTGACTTCCAGTTCAGAGAGCGTCTTGCCGTGGAGTTGCGCCTGGAGTGTTGCGACCTGTTCCGCCTTCGCAAGGTCCGGAAAGAGATTGAGAGTCCGGAGGCCTCGGGACTGGCCAGTCTCGATCGCCATCATGATCTTCTCGAACGCTTCCGCTGCGCCGACTCCTTCTGTGCTTACGGCGGCGGCATCCTTGGCGATCTTGGCGAGGCTCGTGGCCTTGTCCAGACCGATATCCGCGATAATGAGCTTCTGGACGGTAGCCGTGGCGTCGGCAGTGGCATAGCCGACCTGCCTGATCGCTGCGATGGCCTTCTCCGCCGCCGCAGCACCGTCGCCGTGCGCCTTCGCCAGCGAGCGTGCGACAACGGCAGCGCGCTCCGTGTGCGCCGCCTCCTTTGCCGCCTCGACGGTCCACTCCTTGGCGAAGTCGATGGCCTTCTTGATCGCGTCGGCAAGGAGGTTGCCAGCCGCTGCGCCCTTCACCATCGAAGCGGTCATGCCGTCGATGCCGGCCGAAGCCGCACGCGCCGATTTGGTTGCGGCGGCTTCGATTCCGGAGAGGTTCGCGTTGACGCTCTTGATGGACTGGTTCGCCTTGTCCACCTCGACGGTAACGACCAGTTCAACCTGGTTACTGTTTGCCATGTGGCGTCCGCTCGCGGTCCAACTGGTCGCGTTCTTCGTCCAGGATCAGCATTGCGTAGAACTCATCAGCCCGGATATCGTCGAGGCCGATGTGGATTCCCAGGTTGAGCGCCGCTCGCAGATCGAGAGCGCGCCGGATGAGCAATCCGGCCTCGGAGGTCTGCGCAGCGTCGAGTTGGTCCTGGGGGCAGTGGTCGCAACGACTGCCAGTGGGCGCGTCCGGACACAGGCCGGGGTCGCAAAGATCGTCCCGCCGAAGCGCCCAGTGGACGAGGTAGCGCAGGGAGGGCTGCTCCGGCCACTCCCCGGCTAGAAATTTGCGTCCCGATCCTCCTGGAAGGAGGCATCGAGAGCGTCGATGGCGGCTTTGACGGCGACGGCCTGGTGGACCACGGGCACCTCGCCCAGGTATCCTTCAGTCGCGTCGACGAGCTTCTTCCAGAGGTCGCCGGCCGCGCGCACGTTGATGGTCAACTCCTGCCGGTTGAAGGGCAGGTCCAGCACGCGCGCAAAGCCGCGCCGGTATGTGTTCACGTCCTTCGCGGAGGGCATCTTCAGCAGGTGAGTGACGGCACCGCCCAACACCCGGAGCGTGACGCGGAACGAATCGCCCACCAGAACGACGTCGTCCACGTCGCAGGTCAACAACTGCTCGATGACCTTCTGCGCCTCGAACGCATCGACTTCGGGTTCCTCTTCGGTGCGAATCTTCGCCAGCAGGGCGGCGTCGATATCCTCACCATTCGGGATGGTCGTTTCAGAGATCCCGCGACCGAGGTTCTTGACGATGACCTTGCGGCGGCGCTGCCGTTCGGCGCACTCGTCATCGGAGGGGAAGCGGACGCGGACGGTCTTTGTGCCGTCCGGGCCGCGGAGTTGGATTGCGACCGGGCGAGTCGCGTCGAAAACACACGTGCTTTCTTGCATAGTCTTTCTGAGGTTTAGCGCTGGATAATCACGGGGCGAGCCCATCGACGATGCCGGCCCGAGCCCCAGAATTGAGTCAAATTACGGTAAGGGCGTTTATCAACGACTACGCCGCGTTGGTGTCGCTACCGGACTGGTATTCGTACGTCGCGGATGACGTAATCTCGGGGAGGCTTGTACTTGGCAAGATCTGGTTCTCCACGAACGATGTTGACTAACTCGTTTCGAGTCGTCCCGCTACGCGGATCATCATTCGTTTCGAGGATTACGATTTTAAGTTCCGGACTGTACCAAGTCTCGTGTACGACCTCCCGAAGCTTTCCGCTTGGTCCTTCGGATCCAGCTATCGCGTACGCAGTTCGGGTGCCTTCAGTTTCAATACCCCCGATGTTCATGCGGCCAATTTTCTCGCCGGCCTCCGCCGACTTCGGCATAAACGCCTTCAATGCCGCCAAGAGATCTGGTGGCGTTGATCCTGGAGGCCAGTGAATTACTTTCACCTCTTTCGATGTCGTATCCCAGCTTGTGTCGGTTCTCGCCACCGGGTCGTGAACTCGATAGAGCATTTCACTCTTGAGGACAGGTTTGCCGCCATCGAGATATGTCCAATGGCGTTCACCAGCACTATATGTTCGCCCTTCGGAATCACGCGCCTCGCTCCCGCCTGCATCTGTGCGTTCAACCGTTCCGTCTGCGCGTTTCTGGGAGGCTGTAAAATGGCGCTCAGCCGCATATGGTGTATTCAAAACCCGGCCTGCGTCGTTCAAAACAGCTGTCGACCGGCCCTCGCCCGTCTGCGCCAGGATCGCAGAAACCGGAAAAAGACTCAAAACGAGAATGACTCTTGAGTGGGTTTGCAGCATGGCGGCTTTCATGGTACCTGAACTATGCACGGAACGGGGGCTGCGCGCGCCTGAAGGCGCCGTCGGGGCCCTCGTCGGGTTGCGATTGCCGCGGGTGATCTGAGGCGGGGACCTTCTCCTTTCGGTAAGTCCTTGGGTTCT